TGACGTTAGTAGCAGCAGCATCAACGGTTAACTGAACACTGGAAGATATTTTATGCGTAAGAGCACCTGCATTCGCTGCTGGTGCGGTCATCAATAACATTATGAAGGGTAAAAACCGTTTCATATGATTTACCAAGGAGGTATGTATACTTATTTAGAGAGATGTATTTTCAAGAGCAAATAAATGTTATTAGTGATACCATCAAAAATATCTCATATTGAATGTGGATGTATCAATTTCTACTCTTGTAATTCGTTGACCACTATTTTCACGGTTTGTTGTGATTATTTGTGTACCGAAAGATTGTTTGTAGTTCTCAAAAGTTCTAATAGCTGTTGGATTATAGAAACCAAAACCAGGAATATTTCCAGTTTCACCTTCTTTTAGTGGTGTTCCACCTTGAAATCCATCAGCAGTAATAATAATAGGATCTAGTCCAACTTGGTCATACCAAGTTCCTCGCAAGTCCAAAACAATTCTTGACGAATTATTACCAGGAGCTGACTGAATAGCAGGGACATCAATAAGAATAGATTCGTATCCGTTATCTGTATCTAAAATATTATCTCCTCCCCAGTCCATATATGTAACACTTTGATCGGCATTTTGAATCTTGGTGCCTTTCCTTGCGCCTACCTGGCCACTAATGTTTGGCTCAATAAACTCTGCTATGATGTCAAAATCCTTTCCGTCTGTCCAATTCCAATTAAATATTAGAAAGTTGCAGTAGAAAACTGCTGGATCAAATACTGTTCCTCGGGACTTGCCGATTCCAAATGATAGTGGTGACATATTAACTAGGGATGATAAAAGTTCCTTTCATACCACTGTGAGCGGTACATTGATATTCGTATGCACTAGGTGCATCATGTGGGATTGTGAATACTTGAGTTGCATTCTGTGCCCCACTGACATAAGTTCCTACACCAGTAGTTGTACTCTGGTATTGGATACGGAATGGATGTGAGTTTCCTGTAGAGTTCTCGAAGATATAAGTGAAACCTCTCATCAAATAGATAGTTGGATTTCCCACAGTATTTCTTTGACCAGGACCAGCAAAACGATAGTCACTAGAACCACTCGAAGTAACGTAATATCTAGTTGCAAATCCTCTACTGGTTCCATCACCAGAGATTAGATCCGTAACAAAACTACCAGCAGTACAAATACCACTTACATCTAAGGTTGTTGCAGTTAAGTTAGCAGGAGCTCCTTGAGTAATAGTAATTGTTTTTTCTGCTCCAGTACCAGATGCAACCACTCCAGTTCCAACAAAGTTTAGTGTAGTTGCATCTGTAGATAATGCACTACCCTCATCTTCAATAGTGATTCCACCACCAGCAGCACCAGTTATCGTTACAGCCGCACCTGATAGTGCGGACACACTTAAGTTTGCTCCAAAGTCTATAGTTCCAGCAGTTCCAACTGTTGATCCACCATCTTTGATGATGATACCAGTTCCAGAAGCAGTAACTCCTGTTAATCCAGCACCGTTACCTACAAATGCAGTTGCAGTAACAACACCTGACACAGTAGTATTGGTTGTGATTGCAACTTGATTGCCGCCAATATTTAAGTCTCCTGCACTCTCAATCGTAGGAGTACCAGTAGCACCAATAATATTGAGTTGTTTTACACCAAAAGGTTTTTCTGTCATGGGTACTAACTTTTCTAACTATTTATTCTACAATTTTAATGGTGATGTCGCCAGAGAATGTGAGAGGTTGAGCTCCACCATCAATTAACTTAGTTAAATTTGGTTCTGCACCTGTTGGCGCATCCCAAATAACAGGTGCATCACTACCTTGAAGGGTATAAGAATCAGTCCATGAGGAAGTAGTGTAGTCACCATCACCTTCAATACCAGCATACACTGTAGATGTTCCTGCAGAGTCTGTGCTTCCCAACAGGGGTCCACCCAAAGCTGTCTTGAACCAATGTTTCATATCGGCCCAGTTCCAACCTCTATTATATTCAAGTTTAGTTGCCATAAGACCAACAGCAATAGGAGTTGCAGAACTTGTTCCGTTGAATAACCTATCTTCAGACTCTACAGATGTGACTCCATCAAGAGTGTAGTATCTATCATATCTTTTATACCCACTACTGTTATCCTCACATGCAGCAAAACTCATATCGCATAGTGCAAAAATATCAACTCCATTTCCCATATTACTATATGAGGTTTTGCATTGTCTATAGAAGGTTCCCACCCCAACTTCTCCAGTAGCACTGTTAGTTGTGCCGTATTCATCTAAAGCACCAACTCCAATTCCTTTATAGAAAGCTACTCCATTACTATCATGTCGTTTGCCAATTTGTCCTGGATATCCAACCCTATTATAGAAAGGTTGGAAGTAAATTCCAGGCATACTACTATATCCTGATCTTCTTCCCTCTTCAGGAGTCTCATTATCAGATAACGTATAGTAATTATTGTAGTCTGGATGATCACCTCTTACCACTTTTTGGTCTCTATTGCCAGCGGCATAGCAGAAAATAACTCCAGATTCTACAAGTTCGACACCTGATTGAATAATAGAATTATCAAATTCATATTCGATTGCTAACGTCCCACCACTACCAATGAGAGGTCCTACTTGACTACCATAAGATACTGCGTTTGATCCGTCTAATGGTGTCTGACCAGTTCCTGCAGCATCTCTATGATGAATGTATCCACTACTCCATGGACCTACTCTATTACTCCAGCTATTACTGGAAATAGTTGGATCCTTATCACCTTTAGCTGAATTTATTGGTTTAATCTGATGGAATACTTTCTGCATATCAAATCCAACTTCCCACAATACACCATAAGTTCCGTATAGATTTAGGAACCACTTGTTGGAATTATAAGCCCATCCATATTGTCTACCATATGTTTGTGAAGCACATGGAGTTCCATGGAAACCAGTATTACTTTGATATGCAGTATTACTACCGTTAGATCTTGATCTCGTATAAGTTGTGCTTGCAAGAATAGCACCAAAGTCTTCTACTGAACCTGCAACTGCTTCTCCAGTTCCAATGCCTGAAGATACAAATTTTGGAGATCTATAAGTTGTACTGTTGTTTCTCCACCAGTTGAGACCAGCTGAATCTGTGGGGACAGTTGTTCCATCCCAACGAGTAGTAAGTCTACTACCAGGATCTGCATTAAAGAAGTCTGGGTCCAAATAATATGGAGCATCTAAAACCAAATCTAAAAGATCGCATGTACCTACTGTTGTAGAGATGCCACTGTTAGATAATTTGTTACCACCAACATAATTTTGTGGAGTATCTGCTATGGTAAGTGTACTGATACCTAAAGTATTCTGAAATTCGATGTGACCGAACCACATATCTTGGTCGCATACAATAACATCAACGTCTTTCCCCGTTCCATATTGTGGTATTTGACTACCAATTTGTATCGAAGCTCCTGTAGTACCGGCTACTCCTGCTCCCGTCTCCCATTGACCAGACACCCAAGGACTTTTCTTTTGGACATGTCTGAGTAATTGCATAGATCCTCTATTTTTGAGGTCTATACCAGGAGTGCTACTAGTATAACTATTGACATATGAATATCCTTGACACCAAACATTAGATGCATATCTATTTTCTTTTGTCAAACTCTCGACTAAATTGTCGGGGTTATCCATATAGGTGCCTGGATATGCAGAAGCATTGATAGTTACATTTGCAACGCCAGGATGATTTCTCAACTGTTCAACTTCATCATCATCTAATAGATAGATTCCTCTGAGTTCACTATGATTACATGCACTCGGACACTCTACAGTCCTGGATGGAATATTATCTTCAAGAGTTCCATCCTGCATTAGGATTTCGTGAACATGCTCCCAGTCTTTTTTTGTATGACAGAGAATACCGTATTCTTTTTTTGATTCTTTTTCTGTTGGTTTTTTTGGTAGAGTTTCTTTGAGAGATTCAAAATTTACTCTCCTCTGTTCGTACCATTCGTCGATATTAGTATCAGTAGAAAACATTTCTTATACCTCCCGAATCAAAGCATTCTTTGTGTTGTGAATCTATAAGTGGTTAGCCCAGATATTCCAGTGACTGGAACTAATCTTACTTGAACTTGACCAGCAGATAGTGTTACCGATACATCGGCAATTTTATTCGGTTCATACATTTGACCATACTGCGATACGTATGCGGTTGTGCCCGCACCAGTATGCATCACTAATGCTTTTTGTGCCTGGTAATTATTTCCATTGATAATGGATATTGTATATTCTGCGGTTACGAAGTCTTCAGTATACACATCAATTTCTTGAGGTGTTCCAGCAGATGCAGTGAAAGAAGATGATGCAACACCATGACTTTCAAATACGGTGTTTCTTATTTGAAGTGATTGGTTACCTATGGGATTGGTTGTTCCAATGCCAATACTGGTATTAGTATTAATTCCAGCATCAGTCTTTTCAAAGTACCCAGTACCTCCTCCGCCTCCACCAGTCTGATCTGCTACCCAAGCATAATCAGAACCATTCCAACTGAGAATTTCACCTGAAGAAGCACCACTAACATTGAGGTGTGTATCAACATCAGAGTTACCATAACTACCTCCTCCTGGAAGGTTAGTTAAACCAGACCCATCACCTACAAATGATGAAGCGGTCACAACTCCAGTTACGTTGATACCAGAACCAGTTACTTGTAGTTTTGTTGATCCACTATTCTGCAAGTACAATGCACTGGAGTCAATGAATAAAGACCCAGTTCCACTTTCATTAATATAACTTTGGGTTCCACTATGCCAAATTTGAAGATCGTTTGAATCTCCAAATCCAAGTCTAAAGTCATCCCCATTTACTGTGCCAATTCCAGTACCAGATGACCATATAGATCCATTGTACCTGAGGATGTCATTGATCTGTGCTCCAGAGGATACAACGTCAGTTAAATCATTTAGGCTGGTTGCTCCACCAGTTCCTCCACTACCAACTACGTCGGTAATTTCAATAGTAGCAACTCCATTTGAATAGGTTGCGGTAACACCAGCACCAACAAAGTTAATGGTTGCAGCAGTTCCAACAGTGCTTCCTTCTTCTTGGATTGAGACACCAGATCCTTCTGCTGTAACGCCTGTTAGGTTGGATCCATCACCATAGAATGTATTTGCAGTGATAATACCAGCGGTGAAATGATCTGTCCCAACGCCGATGGTTCCATCTATGTTTCTATTAAGAAGTTCAGTCCATCCTCCCGCATGAGCATAATATGCCTTTCCAGTATCATGGGTATGAACAAATGCACCATGGTACTCAGATGGACTAGGTAAAGTTCTATACTCTGCAAAGAGGAATGGTAGGATGTTAGTTGTTGCAGTACCTACGATTCTTCCTTTTAGTCGGAAGTTACCTAGAACGGAAAGAGCTTCCTCTGCATTGGTGGTTCCAATACCAACGTTGCTACTTGTAGTGATGCCAGTAGGACCAGATTTCCAAATAGAACTGGAAGCTGGGACATTGTATAACCCAGAAGCATCTCCAGAGAATGTAGAAGCTGTTAGGATACCAGTGGTCTCATAGTTGCCATGGATATCTTCTACAAGAAGTCTTCTCCAACCATTATATCCACCGTTAGTAGTACCATAAGAAACGTATGCTTGCTTTGCGTTGTTCGCATAGGCAAACATTCCTCTCCAAGACACTGCATTAGGCATGTCAGTGGTAGAGTCAAAGTCAAAGCGCATCTTACTGCCTTGACCTGGGAAGGTTACAATACCTGCACCTGAGTTGATGTTATCAATCAGGATAGAGGGGGTTCCAGTGAGGTTCTGAGCGACTGTTGCGATACCTGCAGTCTGTGCATACCCCGCAATGGTAGATAGACCTGCAACGGGTGTATATGAAGAGATACCAGCGACCTTTGCATACTCAGCAATACCTGCATTGGTTGCAACACCTGCCGCAGAAGAATATGTAACGATTCCTGCAGTAGTTGCAAAGGTTGCTACACCAGCGACGGGTGTATACGAAGAGATTCCTGATAACGGAGAGTAATTTGTTAGAGATGCAAATCCTGCAACAGGAGTATATGATGCAATGCCAGATACAGTTGCATAGGATACATAATCTACTGCGTCTATGGTTACGTTACCACCAAAGACACTACTTACATTAAGTCGGTCATTGAAATTTACGGTTTGTGCTACACCAAGAACAGATCCACTGTTTTTGATGACAATGCCTTGTCCAATAGCAGTAACACCAGTCAGTCCAGATCCATCACCAATGAATGTTCCTGTCGTAATACCCGAAAGTAACGCATTACCTTCTACATGTAGTTGACTAGTTGGGAGAGTCGTGCCAATACCAACATACTTACTGGTACTAATACCATATGTACTTGCCTTGGTCCAAGTTCCTGCTGAACCTGCGTTGGCAGATAACTCTGTTCCATCTCCAAAGGTGTCATAAATGTCCTGAAAATTGGCATTTACTTTTACTGCACCAGATGCGAGGGAATCTCCCAGACCATCATTCGGCGTAAATCCAGTGAATATTCCCTGTCTAGCCATTTATTTCTTATGATAAGGTCTATTTCTTCTATTTATTGTTCTAATAAATATGAGTATACGACCATGTTTTCCTTTTTTATACCATGACAAATAAAGTCAGCAAACATAGAGAAGCATACGAGCAGTTTAAATCCGAATTGTGTGAGTATCACTTGGATAATTATACTTCTTGGATTAAAAATTTGCAAGAGGAAGGATATGATGTAACCAAATGGAGCACTGAAGAGATTATTGATACTTATATTAAGGAAAATAATCTTTGGAACTCCGCAGAAACTATTACACAATCAATCCTAGAAGATAAAAAGAAAAAGGGTGACTCATATCTAGAGACAGATATGAAAAAAAGAAGAAAGAATAATGAAAAAGCTGTAAATGATATGAAGAAAGTCAAGGACGATACCGTTCCTCGCTGGATGAGAGAGGATGTACGTCAGAGACTTGAAGAAGCTCGTCGTGGTCCACGTAAGGAAGGTAAAGAAAAGACCGAAGATAAAGCAAAAGAATCTTTGGAAGCAGTGAAGAAACGCCAGAGCGTTCTTGACACGCATGAGAAGAAGACTGGAAGAAAACTTGATATTAAAAAATCAGTAGAAGGTAAAGCACACGCCAAAAATTTCCCTAGTTCTCGTCAAGAGAAAAAAACTAAGGGTGAAAAGGAAACTGATCTCCAAACACAGAACCGTCGCGTAAATAAAGATACCTCTCGTATTGTTGCCAAAGGTTACACTAAGAAAGAAAAAGAAAAGAACAAAGGCATTTATTCTTCAAGGTTTGATTGATGGCTAAATGTAAATCTGGATACTACTGGTGTTACACTGATAACAAGTGTAAAAAGATTCCACTAGGGTGGCATGTGGGACGTGGTGGAGTAATTGAGAAAGACGAAGAAGAAAAGAATGGAAATAACAAGAATGGCAATGGAACTGGGAATGGGGAACCTAATGGGGGTTCTGATGGTGGAAGCGTATCCGAAGAATCAGTCTCTAAGGCTCAACAAAAGTTCTTTGGAATGGTTCGCGCAGTCCAAAAAGGAGAATCAAACATCGGAGGAGATGTAGGTAAAGCCGCTGCATCAATGAAAAAGAAAGATGTAAAAGACTTTGCATCTACTAAACATAAAGGTTTGCCTGAAAGAAAAAAAGTTGATGAGGGACTCAGAAGTAGTATTCTTTCTGATCCGAAGGCTATGAAAAGCATTAAAGATAATGAGAAAGTAAATTATTCTCAGACGATGCGTATGAAACATGGGAAGAACTGGAAAGAGTTCGTTTCCCAATCAAAAGATGCGAAAGAAAGACTGCGCCCTGGTGAAGTTAAAAAGTGGGATAAAGAAAAGAAAAAGTGGGTATCAAATAAAGATTGACAAGGTATTGAATTGTTAGTAAACTAACTCTGCCAAGGTTCAAAAGAGAGACTATATAGCTTAGAGTTTTTATTAATTAATTTGAATGGCAAACCTGAGAGAAAGACTGAGGGAGAAGGGGAAACTTCTCCTAGCACATGCTCCTATCCTAACCCTTGGATGTACGATGGTAAGTGCTTTGAGTCTGATGACATTGGCGACAACTATGGTTTTGTATACAGGATCTCAAATCTCGAAGACGGAAGACAGTACATCGGCAGAAAGTATTTTTGGCAACATAGAAAGCCTAGAGGTAAATCTAGGAGAGTTAAAAGTGAGAGCGACTGGAAAAGATACTACGGAAGTTCTGACGAACTTGCTGAAGAACGCCGTAGAATTGGAAATAGTTCCTTCAGAAGAGAGATACTTTCCGTTCACCCCACAAAGGGCTTTGTAAATTACGAGGAGACTCGTCAACTTTTTGTGAACAACGTCTTGACTGAACAGCTTGACAACGGACAACCTGCGTATTACAATAGGAACGTTCTCAGTCGTTATTTCAGGAAGGATTACTTCGATGGAAAACCAATCTAAGGAGACCGTTCGCGATTATATCGTGGATCGTATACATGAATTGGTTGATGATGAGCGTCTTGAGGATGCTATCTCACTCTATGAAGAATACAAAGAAACATTCATTAATGTTTCTAACGTTTCATAATTAAATGAAAATTTCTACTATTGCCTCACTTCTCCTGTGCTCGGTTCTTACCCCAGTTCAGATTGATGCATCTCCTGTAAGACCACCTCAACTTCAATATGAAGAAGTTGAAGAACTACAGTGGAAATGTGAAGACTGTACTCCAGAGGAACAGTATGTTCTCCTCTTGATTCAAGAAAAAACAAAGATCACTGATCGCAATGCTCTTTCTACGATCATGGGTAACATCAAGCAGGAGAGTAAGTTCATCTCTAACATCTGTGAGGGTGGTGCTCGCGTCTCCTACACCGAATGTAAGTCTGGTGGGTATGGATTGATTCAATGGACTTCTATCGGTCGTTACAAGGGTCTTGGAAACTTCTGTGCTAAGTATGATTGTAATCCGTCCTCATTGGATGGTCAGATACGTTACATGATTAACGAACCTATCTTTCAAAGGGTCCTTCCACAATTTGAAGGCAGTGGACAGACAGTATCTTATTACATGAAACCTGCTTACTACTGGTTGGGTTGGGGAATCAAAGGCAAACGAGAGGTTTATGCATATAAGTACTCCAAGATGTTGAAGTTGGAATAAATAGATCGGAGTGCTAAGAATCCTCGTAGAACCCCAAATCAATAATCCATATCTACTATAAACTGTTACAGCACTCTAGAATTCTGAATTCTCATGTTTGAAAGACTATTAGGCAAATCAAATCGTAAAGTAAAGTCTGATGGAAAAACTAACATTGATGTTAGTTTTAAATACACTGGAATTCCAGCACCTATAATCCTACCTGATGATCCTTGGTTTGGTCCTTCTCCAGTTAAAAGTAAAAATCAAATGACTCATGAAGAAATGCTTGAGGAAGCATCAAGAAGAGAAGAATCGAATCGTAAAAAAGAAAATAAAGAGCCAGACAACATCCATGAAGTGATGTATAACTTTTCTACGCACAGGGGTAAACTTACCATTCAGATTGATTCTCCTGGGGGATCTGAAACTTTCCAAAAAGGTTTTGGTGATTGGATGTCTGGCATAAGAGGTTGACACCAATCAGTTTATCCGTTATATTATAGAAGTGGTTAGTACCACTGCGGTAACCTCCTTGGTAGTTCAAGGTTAGCGGCGACAGGAACTACCTTTTGACTCAGTAGCTCAGCTGGATAGAGCAACTGCCTTCTAAGCAGTCGGTCGTTGGTTCGAGTCCAACCTGAGTCGTTCGTCGATGTGGCGGAATTGGTATACGCGCTAGGTTTAGGTTCTAGTGAGGCAACTCTTGAAGGTTCAAGTCCTTTCATCGACATATGAATTATAGAAACTATTCAACCGCAAGTTCAAATTATAGGTTGTATGAACCTGTAATTTTAGAGTGTCCAAATTGGGAAGAAATTAATCCAGGACTTATGGAATGGATTAGAGAGTATTCGCATGAAATTACTGTTAATGGTCAAGCACGTAGAACAGAATTTACATCTACAACTACTCCAGTTGACTGTAAAGAATTACCAATTTTAATTGATTGGATAGATTCAGAAAGTTTATACTGTGCTGATCTTATTGCTCAAGGAACTGGTACTGCTTATTACGATAGCCCTTCTCAATATAAAAACTTTAAAGTTGCAGACTATTGGGGAATGTGGTATAATAAAGGCTCTTATGCAACTTATCATAATCATTACCCCTATGCGATGTCTTTTGCATACTATATTAATTGCCCAGAAGGAAGTTCCCCTCTAGTATTAGAAGGCAATGAAATTCAGGTCACTGAGGGTAGGTTAGTTGCATTTGCAGGTCATATGTCTCATCAGGTGGATCCCTGTCCAGTAGATAATAGATTTATGATTGCTGGTAACATTGCATTTACGGGACCAATGCGGGTGTAGTTCAGCGGTAGAACGCTATCTTTCCAAGTTAGATGCCATCGGTTCGATCCCGATCACCCGCTTAAACCGTACATGTTAAATATCAATGTGTGCAAAAAACATATGAATAAACTAAGGGTTCAACAATCATATGTTTGGTATGAAACTGGAGATCATACCATGATTGTAAAAATGTATTTTATGAATTATATTCCATTTACATTTGATGAAATACCATCAGTTGCCAGGGAAGATCCAGAAGTAATTATGGAAGCAAATAAAAATAAAGTAATTACAGATGAACAACTGTATAAATCCTCCTCATATCTCACAGAAGAACTTGCAATGCCTTTGATTTATGAAATGGATTTAGAAAATCCACAAGACCTTCCAGATTCTAATGCATATTGACGCTTGGTTTGCTACACCAATATATAATGGTGAAATTGTTCCAACTAAGGAACAGAAAAATAAAATTGAAAGGTATTTCTATAAATACACTCAAGAGAATGGAGATAAAATCTTCATCGGTAACTCATTAAATATCACTGGAGACGTAACAGGTCAACATCAAATCTCAGAACTTGAAGAATTCGAGTGGATAAATGAACATTTGTATGGGCATATTGATAATTATCTGAGAGCTATTGGTGTAAATACATCCAAGTATAAATTTTACATTCAAAAATCTTGGCCTGTTATATGTGATGAAGGTGGTGGAGTTGCTCCACATGCCCATATGAACTCTCATCTTAGTGCAGTTTTTTATATTAGATGCGGGACCGATAACGGTGGAGACATTATCTTCACTTCTTCGCCTGATCATCCACTCAATGTATTACCAGTACACATACCAAATACCAACGTCAAGTATACGCCTACCGAAAATCAACTTTTGATTTTCCCTTCTTCATTACGTCATAAAGTCACAGAATTTTATGGAAAAGACTTCCGTTTTTCTATTTCTTATGATATAATGATTACAACTCACATTAATATTAATTCAGATTCAGAATCCGATGTTTCTAATCCTGATCTGTGGGTTTCATTGGGAGATTAGCTCAGCGGTAGAGTGTCTCGTTTACACCGAGGTTGTCACTGGTTCGATCCCAGTATCTCCCATAGAAACAAATGTTACATACAAAATGCACCTGTTGCAATAAAGAGATCATCTCATCATCGAAACTACAAGCCTGTGGTTGCGAAAACAATATGATGATCAAAGATGACACCATCACGGCGGTAGATTTAAATTGCGTAATTATTATTAAATGTAAAAATTATGCTGAAAGTCAGGGTTTTCTAACAAATTCTGACCTAAAATACCAGGAGGAACGACGCAAACGTAAAGTTCGCAAATTAACTTTCGAGGAACGCTAATGATTAATCTTGACGAACGATATCACTCATACCTTTCTGGTGATAAAAAATTCCGTATTGATGATGCTGAGGAGTGTGTGAAAGGATATGGATTTGAGTGTGACGGATCATCAATTATTGGATATTATGTGTTGACGGAAAACTATAAACTATCGTATAATTTGAAAGAGCAGTTCCAATTTATGGAACCACTTGGTTGAATATATAACTTACGTCTAAAGAATTTAAAATCATGTTTCAAGTCCCAAATGCTGAATTGTTTTACTTAACGCAAAAAAATACGTTAAAGAAAAAAACAGTACACGATGAATTGAAGGGCAAAAAAGTAGTAGTATACTTTGTTTGTGGAGCATATACTCCTACATGTAGTACCAAACATGTACCAGAGTTTGAGGAAGCCTATGATGAAATCAAATCTCATGGAATTGACGAAGTTTATTGTTGTTCTATGAACGATCCATGGGTGATGAAATCCTGGTGGAAGTCTATGGGCATCAAGAAACAACAATACTTGTGTGATGGTAATGGAGCATGGTTATTGCGATTTGAACAATTCGCTTCTCAAGGACAAAAAGTAGTACAGTTCTTCAATACTGGTATGGGTAGACGTGCATGGAGACATGCTTTGGTTATCCATGATAATATGGTTATTCACGAAGTTATGGAAGGTCCAGAATCTGGAGAAAAGAATAACTCTGCAGATGATCCATATGAATTTACTTCTGCTGCATCAATTCTTGAGTATCTGAGGAAGAGGGAAACTACGAGAGCCAGACTAGATGAATTTAATAAAAAATCAGATTCTCTTTCCGACCCCACAGACGTAAACATTTAATTTTATACCCTTCGATGGAAAAAATTACATTGGAACAATTAGAGTCTGATTTTGATTCTATCTTTGATAGAGTTGAGAAAGGAGAATCATTTCATATTCTCACACCAGACGGAAAAGATGTTATGATGGTGCCTTCTGAAGAGGTAATTAAAGCTTCTATCGAAGCAGGGATTGCATCTCCTATGGATGATGACTACTTCAAACTATACCAAGAAACGGCAGAAGCTTCTTGACAACCTCAGTCCAATACGATAAAATTAACTCGTACACTTAACCGACTCATGTCTGTTCTAGCTAAGTTCAAAAAAGACATTAGTATGCTCACCGCAGCTGCAAATGGCGATTGTTATCTAGATGTTAAAAATCCAAAACTCTATAAGAAAGTTCGTAGATTTTACGAAAAGGAAGGTGTAGATTTCTCTGGAGATCTTGAAGACGACTATCAAACTCTAGTCGAATGTCTTTTTAATGACCTTAACTGTGCTGTTTCATGAACGATCTAGATCCTAAGTCTGTTGCTTCAACAAAAACCATTGTTATTCACGAACGATTTCCTTATCGTTTTGTGCAGAGAGGCTACATTCAACTGAATGGTAAACCAGATTTTCGGTTGCAGAAAGCGAATGAATATACTAAAAAGTATTCTGACATTTACTTGTTTGATAATGGAGATCAGATGCTCCTCGCTATTGAAGACCATGAGTACCCTAAATGGTTAGATCCAGATGGTGTACCTTGTTATGTAAAAGACACTGTATCCTCATGATCTTAAAGTCACGGATGGACTATAACAGCACTGGTGGAGCTAGTCCTGGGACGACTATAAAATCACCCTGGTCGGGATCAATGACCCCTTTGTTTAATGAGTAACGACTTCCCCAGTATCCCTGAACAAGCAAGAAATTTATCTAAGACTGCCTTAGATATTGCCAAGTCCTTCGCAAAGACTAGGCGACTTCTTGTATCTGATGATTTGATTGATCTACGTAATTCTATTTGTGAATCTTGTGATCGTTATGAATTTGAAAGTTCTAGGTGCAAGGAATGTGGTTGCTTCATGGTAAATAAAGTTCGTTTTAATGGGGCTACATGCCCTCTTAATCATTGGTAATATGTTTATTCTAGATGATGTTTTAACTGATCTTCAGGTAAAAAAAATTCTTGATGCTAATATTAATTACCATAACTACTATCTCCAACCGAAGGAGAATATTGAATGCCTAAATCCATTATTGGATGAAGCAAAAAAACATTTTGATTTATCAGAATGTATTGGTTATGAAGTTTGGAGTCAAAATAACCCCGAACTTGGTTGGCATATGGATAAAGATGAGATTCTTTTCAGACAAGAAGGTGTCAATTCTTTTCCAATATGCACTTTAGTTTATTACTTGAGAATAGAAAATATTCTTGGTGGTAAACTTCTTTTTGAAGACCGAAAGTCAATCAAACCATTGCAAAATCGATTAGTTATCTTTGGTCCTGGCATCAAACATGCTGTCGATGAAATGTTTACAATTGATGGACAACGACAGTCTATTATCATAAACCCTTGGGATTGTGAAATTAGATCCCCGTAGGATAAGGGTTAAGCCTGCTGGTGCGGATGGGATTGATCCCGCCTGGTTTCCAATTTCCAGTAAAAGAATTGGTGGCGAGCCTGCAACCCCCCGAAAATGAAACCTAAGTACGAAGATTTTATTGGTCTCTATGAAGGAGCGATAGACCCAGATTTTTGCAATTGGATCTGTCGTTACGTGGATAACTCTAGCCATGTTGCCCCGAGAAACTTCATGCAAGTGAAGGATCAACAAGTTTGTTTTAGTGCATTTTCTCCGAAAGAGAATAAAGAACTAATGCAATCTGTTGACCAATGTCTCTTTGATTATGTCGGAGAATATCCATATCTTACTAACTTTAATTATGTGAGTGCATTAACGCTAGTGCAAAAAACAGAACCAACACAAGGTTATCATCTTTTTCATGGTGAGAATCTAAACTGGGACGTTCAACATAGAACCATTGCTTGGATGGTTTATTTAAATGATGTTAAAGAGGGTGGTGAGACCGAGTTTCAATATCAGAAACTACGAGTTAAACCAAAGAGAGGAACTGTCCTAATTTGGCCAGGGGGTTTTACTCATCTCCATAGAGGCAATCCTCCACTGAGTGGTGACAAATATATTGCTACTGGTTGGTATCAAGGATCAATTGGTTTACGTGAAGTATATACCGCTGGTCTTAACGATAGGAAAGACAAAGAAGGTTAATTATTTGAGGGTTTCCTTTCCTAGGAGACCCAATTTTTGTATAGAGGGGTTGCGGAAAACCGATCGACATAATATAATAAATACAACGCAGTACGTTATTAAAACATGACGCAACAAAAAACAGCATTGGTTCTCGGTGCTGGTGGTTTCATTGGAAGTCATATGGTGAAACGTCTGATCCAAGAAGGTTATTGGGTTCGAGGTGTTGATTTAAAATATCCTGAGTTTTCTGAAACGATGGCACATGAATTCGTTGCTGGAGACCTTCGTGATCAAACCCTTGTAGAAAGTATTCTTACAGTTAATAATACCTCCTTTGATCAGATTTACCAATTCGCTGCAGACATGGGCGGTGCAGGATATATCTTTACCGATGAACACTCTGCAGACATTATGCATAATTCTGCTAGTATAAATCTAAATGTACTGGATCGACAGAAGAAACTCAATGATTCTCTTGGAGTAAATAAGACCAAGATTTTCTATAGCTCTTCTGCATGTATGTACCCAGAGCGCAATCAATTAGACCCCAATAACCCTGACTGCCGTGAAGAATCTGCATACCCCGCAGCACCAGACTCTGAATATGGATGGGAGAAACTCTTCTCGGAGAGAGTATATTTTGCTTACAATAGGAACTATGGCATTCCTATTTGTGTTGCAAGGTATCACAACATCTTTGGTCCCGAAGGAACTTGGGATGGTGGAAAGGAGAAGGCACCAGCTGCAATCTGCCGTAAAGTCGCTCTCCTCCCAGAGGTCGGTGGAGGCATCGAGGTGTGGGGAGATGGCTTACAAACTCGTTCCTTCCTGTTCATTGATGAATGCATTGAAGCGACTAGACGACTGATGGATAGTGACTTTATGGGACCAGTTAATATTGGTTCTGAAGAGATGGTTACTATTAATGAACTGGTGAAGACTGCTGCCAGTGTTTCTGGTAAAGTAGTGACAAAGTTGCACAAACTCGACGCACCTTTAGGAGTGCGTGGACGTAACTCTAATAATGACCTAGTTCGTGAGAAACTAGGATGGGATTATTCTCAAACTCTTGAGGAAGGAATCCGCAAAACTTATGAGTGGATCTCTACTCAAATTACAACCCGTAAACTAGCTGAACGTGAACTGACCAATGTCTGAAACTATTACTAAAGTACCTGACACTACAATTGTTCTCAAGAAATCTGAGATCAGAAACCTAGATGTCTTTGAACTTGAAAGTGTATCTCTAAATGCTAATGACTGGCTCTCTGCTGGTCAGTCTGAATATCGTCTCTATGCATATCTCTCTACCTGCTTTAATGATTCTGTTATCCTTGATGTAGGTACTCGCGTCGGTGGATCTGCTCTTGCACTTTCCTATAACGAAAACAACCGTGTCATTAGTTATGATTTGGTTGAGCAAGGTGCATCTAAAATCGTGAAGGATAACATTGAATTTAAGATTCAAGATTTCCGTGAAGATGAAACTCTAAACTATGATGAGATCTCCATCATTATGATTGATGTTGATCCACATGATGGTGTTCAAGAAGTTGAGATGATGGAGTTTCTGAACGACAAAGGATGGAAAGGTATCATTCTTCTAGATGATATTGGTCCTGCTTGGCCTGAAGTTCAGGATATGTGGGATGCAATTGAAGATCCTACGATTGATGTAACTGAAGTTGGACATATGAGTGGAACTGGACTAGTAAACTTTGGATCTAAGCATACTGTTGGTTGGGAATGAAAATTACTATTTTGGGATCTTCGGGTCAGATTGGTGCATATTTGACTCAGTATTTGAAGGTCAAAGGACATGATGTAATTGAGTTTGATAAAGTCAATGCAGACTATCAGGATATGACTCGTATTCCTAATGTCTGCTTGCAGGATGTATTGAAAGATACAGATTTTTGTTTCTTTCTTGCATTCGATGTTGGTGGATCTCACTATCTGAAAAAGTATCAACATACATTTAAGTTCCTTGATAACAATTCAAGGATGATGTGTAATGCTTTCCAATATATTGAGAAGTATAAGGTTCCTCTCGTATTTGCTTCATCTCAGATGAGCAGTATGAGTTACTCTCCTTACGGAGTTATGAAGAGAGTTGGTGAACTATATACTGAGTCCCTGGGTGGCAAGATTGTTAAATTCTGGAACGTATATGGTATTGAAAATGACATGGAAAAAGCTCATGTCATTACAGACTTTATCGATAAGGGATTTAGGAATGGTGTCATTGATATGATGACAGATGGTACAGAACAACGAGAGTTTCTCTACGCAGAAGATTGCTGTGAAGCTCTTGAGGCAGTCATGGAAAATTACGATGACTTCACCTCTACTGACCCTCTTCATATTACTTCTTTTATTAGTACAAGTATTTTGGAAATCGGAAAGATTATTCAAGATCTATTTGGTGCTGATGGTCGAGAAGTACAAGTCATTCCTGCAGAGTCGAAGGACACTGTTCAGAAAGATGCTCGCAACCAGGCAGATACCTTTATTACTAAGTGGTGGAAACCAAAAACTAGTATCAAAGAAGGTATTGAAAAAGTCTATAGAGAAATGAAGCATTGCCATGAGTAAAGGATTTAAAAAATCTCTAACGAGAAATATAGGACTAGATAACACTGATACTAGAGTCCTATCTCCAGACCAAAAGTTTCCAATCAACTTAATTTGTAATGATGATTTGGAACCTTCCACATCTGCAAACAATAGATCTGTTTATACTCGCTGGGTACGCGATGGATCTGGACTTTGTAATTTGTATGTAAATACAAGAGCTTTGGAAGTCCTAGAAGATACTAGTGATCTACCAAAGTTTATTTGGTTGCTTGAATCTAGAGAAATCATTCCAGATCAGTATAAATTCATTGAAGAAAACTATGACTTTGTTGCTAGTAGAGTAGACGGTATTTTTACTTGTGATCAAAGACTCACTGAAGAGTCTGGTCCTGAAGGTAAGTTCCTCTATTGTCTTTCTAATGCTGCTCCTTGGGTTATGGATAGAAATATCTATGACAAGTGTAAACTAGTTTCGATGGTAGCATCCAACAAAGGATATACTCTTGGACACCAACGTCGTCTCAAAGTAGTTCAGGAATACTTTAATAAGTTTGGAGGAGATGATCTTTTTGGTTGGGGACTTCCTCAGGAACTTCCACTTAAAGAAAAATCTAGAGCACTTGCAGACTACTTGTTTTCCTTTGCTGTAGAGAATGCAAACTACCCAACATATTTTACTGAGAAACTGACTGATTGCTTTGCTTGTGGAACTATTCCCGTGTACTATGGTACACCAGGAGTTGCACAATATTTTAATCATGAGGGAATAATCTTTCTCGATCAGGAAAATCCTTGGGAAAATATTCCTTGGGATAAGTTGACTCAAGAATATTACTTGTCGAAGAATGACGCTATTAAAGAGAACTTTAATATCGCTAAAGAGATGAGAGTTGCGGAAGACTATATGTATGCGAACTACTTAAACCAATTAGATCCCCTTAGAAACCAAAGAGCTGTAACAGTATGACAACCACAGTAGATAGAAACGGTTGGGAAGCCGAAGATAAAATTGCAGACGAGTACTTACGTGCTTGCGTTGAAGCAGTAGAAGATGATTCTTCCTTTGAAGTATTTAAATCTAACCCTGAATATACAACTATTCTGGAACATGTTCTTAAGGAACAGGGTCAGTCATATTTAAATATAGCTCGTGAAATGAATGAGGAAGCTCTTGAGGAAAACCTTGAGGGATTCAAAGAAAATGATAAGTATGGTTCCCCGAACAAACATGTTTATCCTGGCATTGATGGTCAGATTTCTCCTACTACTCTGAGGTACATCAAGAATACGTTTGAGATGGCTTTCATGATCAATGATTCTCCTATCAGTCGTATTGTTGAAGTTGGTGGAGGGTATGGTGGACTATGTAAAGTTCTCAGCACTGTTTGTGAGTTCGATGAGTACATTCTGATTGACCTTCCAGAGGTTAGTGCTCTGCAAAGAAAGTACATCGATCAGTTTCCTGATATCAAAGACAAAGTAAAATGCATTCCATGTACTGAGTATGAAGAGATTACGGACATTGATCTCTTCATCAGCAATTATGCTTTGTCTGAGTGCAGTCTTGAAGTCCAAATGGAATACTATGACAAATTGGTTACCAATACTAAGTTTGCTTATCTTATCTACAATCTTGTCAACTTTAACGATTTCCACTATAATGACTTCATCGACAAGATGAAGGAAACTTTTACCTTCGACGTTGGTAGAGACTATGAAAACACTGTTATTCTAGCTACACAAAAAGATGAATCGAATCCCTGATTATATGAAACTTACATGCGATGTTGTCGCATGGATGTGTGATTATTGTAGTTCAAACAAAATCAAATCTTTGGTAGTCGGAGTATCTGGTGGAATTGATTCCGCAGTCTCCTCTACCCTTGCCGCAAAGACTGGTATGCCAGTCTATGCAGTTGGTATGCCAATCAACCAAAACAGTGAACAGGAAAAGTTATCTGACGCTCATCTTTTCTGGTTGAAGAATACCTATCCTAATGTAACAGTTTTGAAAGCCGATCTTTCAGAAGTGTTTGGGAAGTTTATTGAGACTATTGGTAATGAACTTGGTATGGAGTACTCTGTTAATAAAATGGCAGGTGCTAACAGTCGATCACGACTTCGCATGGTTACTCTATACCAGGTTGCTGCATCTGTAGATGGTATCGTTGTTGGTACTGGTAACAAAGTAGAAGACTATGGAGTTGGTTTTTATACTAAGTATGGTGACGGTGGCGTTGATATTGCTCCGATTGCTGATCTTTATAAAACAGAAGTAAGAGAACTTGGACAGTTCATGGGAGTAATTCCTGAGATTGTCAACGCAAAACCTACTGATGGTTTATGGGACGATGGACGCACTGATGAGGACCAGATTGGTGCATCTTACGAAGATTTAGAATATGCTATGGAATATGGCAATGGTCCAGCAGTTCGTATTCTTCATGACTTCAACTGCAAAAATAAGCATAAAATGCTTCCCATCCCTACATTTAATTTGGTTAACAAGAAATGAGAATCGGTGTCATTGGTGCAGGTCGTCTAGGAATCTGCTTCGCTCTTCTTTGTGAAGAGAGTGGACATTCTGTCATTGTTTCTGACGTGCAATCAAAATACGTCACTCAACTGAACAGTCGTGAAATTTTTAGTAACGAACCTGAAGTTGAAGATCTTTTAATGAGAGCTGAAAATTTTCAGGCTACGGTCAATAACCAAGAAGTTATTCGTTCATCGGATTTTATCTTTACGTTTGTCCCCACTCCTTCTCTTCCAGACGGTAGTTATGACTGCCAGTGTGTGGACATGGTTGTGGATGATCTACTAAAATCTCCTGACTTGCAGGATAAAGTTTTTGTTATTGGGTCTACAGTCAATCCTGGGTACAGTGATACGGTCCAGGATCGTCTCAAAGATCGTGGCATCTCTGTGTATTATAATCCAGAGTTTATTGCACAAGGAACTATCATTCGTGATATGAAAGGTGCTGATATGATTCTCTGTGGAGGAGATGATTCTAGAGGATTTGGTGAGATTCAAATGATCTATGAGGACATTCAGGATAGTGATGTTCACTTCTATCCAATGTCTCGCAAGGCTGCAGAGATCACTAAAATTGGTGTGAATTGTTTCCTTACATATAAGATTAGTTACGCAAATATGATGGGTCAAATTCTTTACAACTCTGGTTGTGGGGATGAGATTGATAATGTTCTTACTGCTGTCGGAGATGATACTAGAGTTGGAAGTAAATACCTAGGTTATGGATTAGGCTTTGGTGGTCCTTGTTTGCCCCGAGATAATCGTGCATTGGGACACTATGCTAAGACCGTTGGTCTTGAGTATAATCTTCCTGGTATTACCGATGACTTTAATAATGTACATGCAAACTTTATTAAACGATATTGCATCGAACAGAATGTAAACAATCTTCCTTTTTTCATTGAGAGCATTGCCTTTAAGAAAGGATCTGACATGACAGTAGAGAGTCCACGATTCTTGCTGGTTGAAGACTTACTGAAAGATGGGTATACTGTTTATGTTCAGGAGATTCAAGATGTTATTGATCAACATGAAGAGGAATTGATTGATCTTTACGGAGACAATATAATCTTTGTTAAGAACCCTGCAGAAATTCACGAACCGTTTTGGAGGATCGACCTTTGACCATTAGTTATAATCGTCTAGGAAGTAATGGACGACTAGGTAATCAAATGTTTCAGTATGCCTCCTTGCGAGGCATCGCTGCTTATAACGGATACGATTGGATGATTCCTCCTGATGATACTAATCATCGGGATAATTATGGTTTGTTTGAGACCTTTCAAATGGTTCATTGCAAGTCAGATAATTTGGGGATTACTAACTTTCCTAACGTAGGAGAGTCTACACATGCTTTCGATGATAAATTATATTATACGAAAGATAATGTAAATATCGATGCATATTTACAGTGTGAAGATTACTTCTTACATATAGTGGATAATATTCATGAGGACTTCACTTTCCGTTCGGATTATTTGGATCCTTGTAATGAGTTGGTTAACTCTTTTGACCGTCCTCCCATTTTTATACATGTCCGACAGGCAGATAACATCGGCAGGGAAGAGTTCCATCCTATTCTTCCGATCAGTTATTATGAGGAAGCGTTAACTCACTTCCCCAAAGATACTCCATGTTTTGTATTCACTGATGATATTGGCTGGTGCAAACAACAGTCATTCTTTAGTGATGATCGATTCATGTTTAATGAAAACAATGAAAGGTATCCGTATCAGACTATTGATGGTACTGGTAAGATGCAGAATACTCTTCTCCCACAGGTTGATCTGTGTTTGATGAGTCTTTGTTCTGGTGGCATCATTGCAAATAGTTCTTTCAGTTGGTGGGGAGCTTGGTTGCAGAATGATCGTGGAAAAATTGTTGCTCCTAATCCAGAGAAGTGGTTTGGGTCTTCTATGACTCACCTAGATACTTCTATGATCGTTCCTGCACGTTGGGAAACTTTAGATTGGAGTAAGTGAAATGGCTATTACATTTAAGGGACTTGGTAATGAAGGTCGGCTGGGTAACCAGATGTTCCAGTACGCTTTTGTTCGCGGAGTTGCAGACAATAGGGGATTTGAATGGTTTGTTCCTGGACCAGATGCAGATCGACTAGACAACTATGGTCTATTCGATTGTTTTGAACTGGCTAATTGTGATCGGGAAAAAAATATTGGAGAGTATTTTATTGCCAATAGGGTCGAATATCGTGACATGCATTTCAATGAACAAATTTTTAATGAATGTTCCGATGATTCAGACTTCTCTGGTAACTTTCAGACAGAGCGATACTTTGAGAAGATCACTGCTTCCATCCGCGAAGATTTTACTTTTAAGGAATCTTACCTAACACCTTGCCAAGATTATATTGATTCTCTTGGTGGACGTGACGGATGTATTTTTCTACACGTTCGTAGAGGTTCTCCGAATCTTACTGGGAGGAGAGGTGAGAAGTGGTCGTATCAAATGGTACAAGAATATCATCCATTGTGTAAGGAAGAATATTATCTTGAAGCTTTGAAAGAGTTTCCAGAAGATAAAAATATTATTGTCGTATCGGACACTATTGATTGGTGTAAAGATCAGTCATGGTTACAAGGTGATAGATTCCAGTTCTCTGATTCATCTTATGAAGAGTTTGGCGATGGTGCTTCTGTGCCATACATCGATCTCTGTTTAATGAGTCTTTGTGGAGGTGCAATCATCGCTAACTCATCGTTGTCATGGTGGGGAGCTTGGTTGCAGAATAATGCGGGTAAGGTTGTAGTTCCTGATCCCTGGTTTGGACCTGCATACGAACACTATAATATGAAGGACATGATTCCACAGAGATGGATCAAACTTCATAACGATCCAACGCCTGTGACTCCCCAATGAAAGACTTAACTTATCTATTGCCTTGTAGAATCGAAACTGATGATCGTCTTCGTAATGTAGTTACATCAGTATCATATATCCTTAAGAATTTTCCTGATGCAAAAGTTTTAATTAAAGAAGTTGATACCAAATCAAATTTTATTGAGTATGCTCTTCCTCAAATAAAAAAGTATGTTGGGGATATCGGTCAACTAAAACATAGTTTTGAGAAGAGTGATGAGAAATTTTTCCATAAAACTAGAATCCTAAATGACCTATGTGTCGAAGCGGATACTCCAATCATCTATAACCACGATGTTGATGTAGTTCTGCCAAAAAATAGTCATGAACTTGCCTACCAAGGAATTACACAAGAAGGATCTGATGCTGTTTATCCTTTTGGATGCGGCATTTATCAGTGGGCTGTTACATATTCTGATGAGTTGCTGGATAAATTCCTTTCCTCTCATGATGGTACAGACTTTGATCTAAGCGTACTTGATAGTAGTAAACAAAGAATCCCCTCTTCTATTGGATGGGGACAGATGATTACGAAAGCTGCACAAGTTTCCGCTGGTATGTGGAACGAAGAGTTTATTTCATGGGGTGCTGAAGACTGTGAGTTTTATTATCGACTCAATCTTTTTGGGTTCAAAGTAGGCAGAGTTATTGATGACATCTATCATTTTGAACATGGTAGAACGTTCAACTCACACTACCACAATCCCAAGTTTCAAGATAATGATCGACTATGGAACTGGATTCGTACACAAAGTAAAGACAGTTTGACTCAATATTATTCAAAATTAGATTACATTAAACGTCGGGGAGAAGAACTCAATGCTAGCCTTTAATCAACTTGGAAACTTAGGAAGACTGGGTAACCAGATGTTCCAGTATGCAGCAGTCAGAGGTATTGCTGCAATGAGAGGATATCAATTTGGTATTCCTCCACATGATGCAAAACGTGTTGATAACTATAGTCTCGGTAGAGCATTCAAGTTAGAATCTGTTGGTTCTTCCAACCTACATATTCTTGATCGTGGACATGCTCCAGTGGTTGTCGAAAAACATTTCCACTTTGACGAAGAACTGCATAGAATGTGCCCGAACGACGTTAGTTTGTTTGGATTCTTTCAGTCAGAGAAATACTTTGCGAACATTAAGGATGAGATTCTAAGAGACTTTACTTTCCACGATTCAATTCTGGATCCATGTAAAGAGATGATCGATTCTCTCGATCAAGCACCGATCTTTCTTCATGTTCGTAGGGGAGATCCTAACCTTGTCGATGCTAGGGGATTTAAGTGGTCGTATACTCAATGTTCGTCGCAACATCCACCACAACCTATTTCTTATTATGAGAAAGCTCTAACACATTTTGATGATGATCAACCTGTTGTTGTCTGCTCAGACTCTCCAGAATGGGTCAAGGAACAGGAGTTCTTCTCTCATGATAGGTTCTTAGTCTCTGAACCTCAAGATAAGTATTCAGATGGATCCTGGGAACCTTTCGTGGACCTTTGCATCATGAGTCTATGTTCTGGTGCAATCATTGCCAACTCATCGTTGTCATGGTGGGGAGCATATCTTCAGAATAACAGGGGCACAGTTGTTGCACCTGAAATGTGGTTTGGACCAGACTACAAAGATAAGAACACCTCTGATCTTTATGCCGCAGGATGGATAAGAACTTAATTGTTATCGATAACTTTTTAGATAATCCAGATCTAATTAGACAAACTGCACTTTCATTAGATTACACTTACATTCAGAAAAATGTTCCTGGAAGTAGGAGTTCTAAAGGACTTGGTGGAGATCTATTTTATGAGATCGATGCCAAATTCCAGAAAATTTTTAATGCAAAGATTAAATGGTACTGGGATAATGATACTTTCTATTGCCAATCTTGTGAAGAGGGAACAGAAACCTGGGTACACACTGATGTATGTACTGACTGGGCAGCTGTTCTCTATCTCACTCCCTATCCAGATGTTGAATCTGGAACAGGAATTTATCATAAAGACGATGACGATGAATGGGAAATGAATATTGCCGTAGGCAACGTCTATAATAGACTGGTTGCATATCGAGGTAAATCATTGTATCATAGGAGTATAGTTCCTGGATTTGGAACTACTCTTGAAACTAGCAGACTAACACAAGTATTCTTTTTTGATTTAGAACCCAATGGACAAGAATAAATCTACTTATAAACTAAAGGGGTTTGGTCCTCTCTACGTCATCAATCTTGATGGTCAACCAGAACGCTGGGAGTGGATGCAGGAACAACTTGACTATTGGGAAATCAAAGACTATACTAGAATCTCTGCTTACGATGGTAGACCCGAGATTGGTGACGATCTCAGTGATATTATCCAAGGCAGATACCCTGATAACATGAGTCCTGGTGAGATTGGATGCGTCACATCTCACCTTCAAGCTATCAAACATTTCTATGAGGAAACTGATGAACCTTACGCAATCATCATGGAAGATGATTGTGACATCAGTACTGCTAGGTATTGGACATTCACCTGGAGACAATTCATCTCTAGGATTCCATACGATTGGGATATTTGCCAGGTAGCAATCATTTGTCCTGGTGAATTGCATGTCAATATTCATCGTAGATTTGTCAATGACTTTTCTACTGCATGTTATGCCATAACTAGACATCATGCTAAGAAAATCATTAATCACCATTGCCGTGGTGAAAAATATAAACTGGACAACGGTGTAAAGCCTCGTCCAGTTGCAGACGATCTTATCTACAACTCTGGAGTTTCATATGCTGCTCCTATCTTTTTGTATAAGATCGAATTGGGATCTTCCATTCATCCAGAACATATTGAGATCTTCCATAGAGGATCTCATGACGGTCTCAGGAACCTCTGGGAGACCCGTGGCAGTGATCTAACTATCGATAAGATCACTGAGTATGATCCTTACCTTGGACGTGTTGCAGGACGAGATAGGGACACTGCCTAATCTCGCGCTTGACAAACTTCAAAATCTAAGGTAGTATAAATACTGAACCAACCTGTTTTGTTACGGGTTGTGACAATTGGCACTGTGCCAGTTGTATATTTAACAACGAGACAAGTCGATGTCTCTATTCATCTGCGGGTAACCATTCCGCAAGTAACTAAAGGTATTTTTAAATGTTTAAATCTGTATTCGCAGCCTCCGCTGCTCTGTTCGCATCCGCTGGCGCTGCCCTTGCAGGTCCCTACGTCAACGTAGAAGCTAATGCTGGTTGGACGGGTTCTGATTACAATTCAACCACGACAGATCTTCACGTAGGGTACGAAGGCGCACTTGGCGAGTCTGCTTCGTACTATGTACAAGGTGGCGTTGCTGTAGTCTCCCCTGACAGTGGCGAAAGCGACACCGTTCCTTCTGGTAAGGCAGGCCTAGGTCTTGCACTGACAGACTCACTTGGTGCATATGGTGAAGTATCATTCATCGGTTCTGGTGACGAAGATCTTGACCGTGGTTATGGCGGTAAGTTGGGCGTCAAGTACAACTTCTGATATTCAATATAGACACATAAACATCTAGATGTTCGGGGACTCTGACGAGAGTCCCTTTTTAATGCCCAGTAATATATACTATTGATGTATTTGTAATGAACACACCAGTGATTAAATTTCTATGGAAAGGTTTTAATCATCCAGTTACTTACCTAAACCTTACGTTTGTTGGAATGTTATTCATGATTCAGGTCGTGCATACTAAAGCACACCTTACTTTAGAATCAGACGTTCACGGTCATGTGTTTAGAACACTCAAAAAGAATCCAGAACTAGCTCGATCAACTTGTTACCAATTAGACTGAGTAATCAAATGAAAAAGAAAGTCAAAAAACTTGCTAAATGGTTCTATTCAAATACTGATAAGGGATATACGATTCCTAAAGACAAGTCACAAATTGATTGTACTCATGAAAATCTTTATGATATGATAGAAAAACTTCAGCATCAACTACAAATTATGGAGAGCCAACATATGGAATTGGTTGTGCATGTGGCTAGGATGGAATCTCAGTTAGATAATCAGATTAATAAATGAATTTTGTATATCAAAAAGAAGGTGCTTTATCTACAGAAGATTGTCTGAAGGTACTGGATTTTTTTGAAAAAAATAGTAATGAACATACCTTAGGAAAGGTTGCTGGCAATGAGATAGATTCTAATATTAAAGTTAGTACCGATTTGAGAATGGATTTCCATGACGAATGTATGGCTGACATTATCCTCGGAAAGGCAGTGTCTATTGGAGTTCGTGAGTACATGGATTTTTGTATAGGCATTAATGCTCTTGACACTCCTTGGGATGTGGATGGTTCTTATAATTTGCAGAAATATAATCCAGGAGAGGGATTTAAACAATGGCACTGTGAATCATCAGGATACGATCCCGATTCGATGAAGAGAGTCCTTGCTTGGATGATTTATCTGAATGATGTTGACGATGGTGGAACTGAGTTTTTAAATCAAGATGCTGTTATGGAAGCCAAGGCTGGTAAGTTATGTGTTTGGCCTGCGTTCTTTACCCATGTTCATAGAAGTCAGGTTTCTAACACAAAAACTAAGTATATTGCGACAGGTTGGGCAAAGTACGTATAATTAGTAAGTAACACTTTAAATTTAATATGCCAAAAGGAAGTCTTGATAAGAACGAATTGTTATCGCATATCTATATTCTGAAACACCAGTTGGATGAAGAGAAAATTTCTAGTGGTGAGAAATGGAAAGGTCATCAGTACTTATCTAAGGTATTGGATAAAATTGGCGAATATAGGTATTGACAAAACTTTATGTTTACTATATAATATGTAAAGAAACATTACGGAGTGTATCGTGACTGTAACAACTAATGATCGTGGACAACAGAATCTGTTCGCTAAAGAACCTCAGATGTACGTCTCTCAGACTGATGCAGAGCGTTACGGTTATGAGTCATATGCAGAACGTGCAGAGAAATTGAATGGACGGACTGCTATGGTTGGATTTGTTGCTGCTGTTGTCTCTTATGCTTTCAGTGGTAGCGTATTTTTCTTTGGAGCGTTCGGATTCTGATGATTGAACTACTGACTTATTATGTGATTGGAGGTGCCCTTATCATTGGACCACCTGCAATCTTCCTGATCATTGCTATGATGGGAGCCATCCAAAATACGAAAGGTCGTATGGTTGGATACAAAGACCACAAAGAATATGGTGACAGTTCCATCTATGAGAACTCACCATCAGATCAAACCAAATTTTATCTTACATTAGGAGAAAACTCATGAACGAAAACGCAGAACGTATCAACGGTTGGGCAGCAATGCTCGGAGTCATCGCTGCTATGGGCAGTTATGCAACCACAGGTCAACTCATTCCAGGTATTTGGTGATGGACACCTCTAACTTCCTAGCATTAATAGTTGGATTTATGGTAGCAAATTTTATGCTATTGATTATAAGACAATCTGATGATGATGGTGATGGTGGAGGTGATGGCGGAATGATGACACCTATTATGGTTCCTACCAACTAATAAATAGAATATATCGTCGCCGCAAGGGACCTCTGCCACATAACAGAAGGTCCCTTTTTTCTTTTCAATAAATTACATGAACGACAGAGTATTTCACATTTATAAAAAAAATGTTAAGTCAACGGAAGTCATCAAGCACAGTGTGACAACCGAAGAACTGGAACAAATGATAGCAAAAAGAGAGGTGGATTGGAAGCACTGGGAGATAGAATCATGCTATACTGACTACAGTGTTGAGGACGCATCATTCTGATACCATCCACCAACACCAAGCAGCACCTTAGGTTTCTTGCGGATCTTAAAAAGGATTTGAAAAGGAACCCAAAGCACAAGGTCCCCAAGCACCCCCTT